TAACATTCTTATATATCAGATTCTTTAATCGCTCCAACTTGTCTGACATACGAACCATTAACCCATTGGTTGCACCACCAGGTGCATTCCAGATATTGAATGGACCATAATCTATTTGTTTCTTTACAAGAACTGCCAGCAACTCATCATATATTTTCTGAGCATCCTCTTCGAACTCGAGGATTAGCTGGTCTGATTTTTCAGTCGCCAACGGAGCACCTTTCTAGTTAATTGCATTGACTAAGTCAGTCAATGCTTGCGCTCCTTGGTTACAAATTATACTATTAACATCGCTGTCAGGTGGTAGCGACACACGCACCGCTTGAGGTATTGCATCTTGTAATCTTCTAGCTAATTCCTGCCCAGGATTTGATCCATCCTCTTTAGCATCGTTGTCAGTACAGATTATTACCGTACCTATCCCATCAAAGCAACGAGCAAAGTGAGGCTTCCAAGCGTTAACTCCTGCAACAGCGACAGCAGGATGACCAATAAGTGTTGCACTGATTGCATCTATTTCTCCTTCTACTATTAGAACTTTATTAATGGCGTTGAGTATTGCATCAACATTATATAGGTGATGCTTCTGACCAGTAGGTATCATGTACTTAGGATCTCCGCCGTCGATACGACGGAACTTAAACCCAACCACACCAGCCTCAGTTATATATGGAATAGATAAATGGTTCTTGATTCTATCCTCGTGTCCAGGTGCTACCTCTGATACATACCCAAGCATGAACCGACTAGCACCATCAAGAATCCCACGCTCTTTTAAGTAAGCCTCTGCTGGTGAACCAGCAAGAGCATCGTGGTATTGCTTGGCTGCCCTAGTCCAGAGTTCAATTAGCTTTGGATTAGTTCTCATCCCACTCCTGCTTCGCCCATTGGGTGATGTTAATATAAAATATTAGGAAATCAAAACGTATTACTCTGGCATCTACATACTCAATCAAGTCAAGAGAATCTAGATCTTCATATACTGAAGTCATAGTATGGTAATTGATACCAAGACCCCAACAATAAAGACGGTTGAACCCTGCATACAAACTAAGTCTTCCCACTATCTCTTCTCCTGCCTGTGCATTATGAATGGAGGTGCAGTATACACATCATTCTTCGCTGCTATCTGCAACGCCTTACGCCAAGTTGCGCCTTGTTGTACCGCACCAACTGCGTAAGAAGATCCTGATCCTATTCCATATATACCATCATCACGTAAGAATACCGAGAAGGTATCATCTACTTCATAGATGATTCCATTAACTGCAATTAAAAATAAAAACTCATAGTCATCTGACTTATCATCTGCTACCCAGCCATTCTCCTTTAAAGCTTCACGCATACTTGGAACTATATCTGTAATCATAAAATGATATTGATCTTTGATTGAAGGTGGTAGTGCTGGTGGTTTCCAGATGTGTTGGATCGTATCGCATGGCATAGTCGTGCCAGCTCCTGCAATTAAATACTTACCACGCTTGGTAATCTTTGTAATAATAGGATGAGAGTATGGTCTGCCCTTCTCTGTAGTTGTACGAGAGTCGGCTGCGATAACGCAGTGATCATTCTTTTGTATACCAATAATGGTTGTCATTACTTCCGCAATCTTGGCGGTGTCCACCGACCATTGGTTCGTCTTCTGCCACGCATAGGCGTGGCAAACTCTTTACTCTTTTCTGATCCTATGTTTTTCTCTGCCCACTTACGAGCCTCTGAGTATGTTAGCTTCTCACGAGCCATGATTATGTGAATACCAGAACCACTACTGCTACATGCGTAACATACCCAGACGCCCTTCTCTGAATTAACTGAAGCAGACTTACGTGAATCATCATGCACAGGGCAGAGAATAGACTTCTCACCTTGTGGCAAGGTTAATCCATAATGATTAAAGACTGCTTCAAGAAATTCAGGTTGATTCATTTAATACCAATTCCTTTCTTGATGGAACTCGTACGCCTTGCACCAAGTTCCGTATCGATGAAGCACATACTTGTGTGCTTCTGATGTCTGTTTTAGTATTGACCACTCTGGTTTTCCCCAGAGTAACTGCCATACTCCACGAGCACCACTCGATTTGTTGTACGAGTCGATGTTGTAACGGCTCTCTTTGTACGCAATCTTCTTCGCACAAGCAGCCTCTCGTCTGTCTGTTGTTACCGTGCTTATTGCCAACATTAAAGCTTCTTCCTTGTTCAATGTAGGGAGAACTTTCTCCACTGTTAGAACTGGGGATGTGGCTAACGCTGGTGTTGATATCACTATCAACATAGTTAATACGGTCATTATCTTCAACCGCATAGTTACCTCTTTTCAGTTGATAACTAACTGTCACCTTGTTATCTATGTCCATTGTAACCTGCCTGTTTTAGCAGATCGACCCAGAGTTGCGCTGGCATTACTGCATACGACTCTGAGACATTTGTAGTGCCACGCTTTTTTACTAGCACCACTCCAGTCTCGGCATCTGCATGAGTCATTTCATTGTCTAACTCTTTTAGATACCCAGACAAATCTATCTTCTTTTCATTCTTACATTCTACTACAACACCATCTATCCCATCAATATCACCAACGTCGTCATGACGACCAGCACCATAAGCTCGTTCAGCACAGGAGAAACCATTGGCAACTAACCACTTGGCTACATCACGCTCATACTGTGAGCCTTTGCGTTTACTTGGTGTTGACATAATGACTTACTAATATTTGTTTAACTTCCATACCAAGTCTTTTTCTAATTCGCATTCTCTCTCTCGGAGAAGTGCCACCCCATATACCATATGACTCATGGGCAAGACCCCATTCTAAACATTCTTTCATTACTGGACACTCCTTACATATTGATTTAGCTTTCCGTTCTTCACTACTAGTAGCGTTGTTATGCTCTTGAAAGAAAAACTCTAAACCAATTTCTTTACAAGTTGCATTAGTGAAGTCTGGATATTTCATTGACTAGTACCTCAATCGGTTGTAATTGATTAGCGTCCATAACTAATCGAGTTCCGTAACCATAGTCATGTAAGTAATGATTAGCAAGAAAATTTTCTCGTGTTGTCCAACCAATAACATCAAACAAACTATCCACATGTGGAAGTTGTTTATCCCCAGAAAACTTTACAAGTACAGCCAGATCTGAAACAAATAACTCTGGTGCATTAAATATTAATTGCGGTAGTGTCGACGTCTTAACCTGTATAGATCTTCCCAATATCGTTTGGAGGTCGTTTCCGTTATCACCGCCAGGCGTAATCGTGTTATCCGTCGGTAGCCCAAGGAACCTAGCACATGCCACCTCACCCAAGCGACCCATAAGATTGACGGAATACGAGGAATTATTTTTATCAAACTTGCGATCCGTAACATCAAACTCCTTCTTGTTCTTTCTAACCCTGTGGATAAACCTAAGTGAATCCATAATCTCATCTTCAGTTAATTCTATTACTGCCATTGTCTCATTGTCCTTGCTCTTTGCAATTCAGCAGGAGAGTTATATAAACTCATATGACTTGGTTCAACAGATAAAGTTACATAGTTCTCTGCCGTTGGATCAGCCTTACCATGGCGATTCTTTACAACAGCAACTCTATATGCATTGGCTATACCATCTAACGCTACGCTCAGTACCAGTTCAGGTAAGGCGGAGACCTTACCCATTAAAGCTTTACGTGGTGCTGGGTAGTTAGGCTTAGACATCTTTTCATTTTCAGATACATGGTGTAGAACTACAAATGCTGATTCATATTCTCTAGCCATGTAATGGAATGCAGACATTGCATCACGCAATGCTGTCCACTCATTGTCGCTAACTGCAGCGACGTTCATTAAGTTATCAATATAAATTGCTGATGGTGGAGCACCGTGCAATTCAATCCAAGCTTCAATCTCTTCTTCGATATCTTGTAAAGAAGGAGACGGATCAAAACTAAATCGAATATGCCCAGCACCATCAGCCAGTGCATCTTCTAGGAGGACAGATGCCTCCGAGTCCATCATTCTTTCCACGTCAGTTACTGATCTATCCATAAGGATTGCACCTGCACGAAGAGCAATCGTTCGAGAATCAGAGTCTGCTGAAAAATATAAGGCTGGAGTTTTAGATGTGATTGCGTACCATAAAGCAAGCATGGTTTTACCACCACCTGGTTGCGCTGCAACCAAGTGTAATTGTGCCTGACGGAATACAACTTGATTGCTGGTGAGTTGAGGAAGAATCTCAGGAAGGGCATGCCCTGCTGGAGATTCCACTCCTACTACTTGCAATAAGGTACGCATGGATTACTTAGTCCAGATTGTTTCGGCTTCTACTGCGCCTACTGTAAATGGCTTTGGTCCTTTTGCAGGATCAAACCAACCTACATAGTTCTTGCCAGCTTTGGATACGCCCTTCTTCTTAGCGTACTTGCCACGACCATCTGGTAGATCTGGAGCATCTGGATGTCCATATGTCCATTCATTGTTGTACTTATCTTTGACAACCTCAATAGAGGTAGGTCCAGAACTAACTACTGTTGGATTTAATCCAGCATTAGTTAATGCTTGTACCGTTTTATCCATTGATGTCATGCCACCACGACCACCTAGTGCGATCTGTAGTTCAGTTGCTGCCTTGATTGCCTCAACTGCAGCCTGCATGTTGGTAGCAAACTCCTCAGCACTATCACCTCTTACGGTGAATAAGTCTGTGCTGTTTAGCTTGCCTGTATACGAGAACTTAGATTCAGTCATCTATGTTCATCCTTTCTTTCCCTTGGTTGTTGGTATTTTCAGTGGGAAATCTGTACTACCCATTGCTGGGCATTGAGATTGGAATGAACACATCCGACATGAATCACCGACGGATGGTGGAAACCATCCGTTCAATACCGAATGGTTCATTGCACCAAATACATAATCAAAATAATCTATAGTAAGGTGCGACAGATCTATAAGATCGTCAAGCGTACCTTGTCTTGTCATAAAGAATGCGCCCCACTTAGGGCGAACACCTAAAGCTTTTTCAATACCAGAGGCATACAAGCCTGCTTGGATCATACCGAATGGTGTCCTAGAACCTGTCTTGTAATCAACGATTACCAAGTCTTCCCCTACTTGATAGATCGCATCAACAATAAAGCGAACTGGTGTTCCCCCGAAGTGAACATCTGCTGCCCATTCAATTCCAGGACGACCATCAGGCATCGTAGCAATTTGCCAACCAGAAGACTCGTACCATTTCTGGTACGCCTCTACCTGCTTGAGTCCATCGCTTTGCCAGAACGATAGATCTTCTCCGTCTGGGCGTAAGGTGGTCTTACGTCCAGCCGTCTTCCACTCTGTCGAGGGAATACCAGATTTCTCTTCGGTCTCCTTGACGGCATCATTAAATACCTCAAGCCACTTCTGTGTCAAATCAATAGAGTTCATCATCACCCTCTTTGTAATCAGGGTTATCCACAGGGGTAGGTGCGGTCATAGGCGAACCGCAGTTCGCACAGAAAGAATCAAGGAACCACATAACCAATTCATAGTCATTAAAGATTGCACGAATAACCTGTATGTTTGAGCCACAGTTGATACACTCATTGCTTGGTATACCACGTTGATCAATTGTCAAGTTGCTTCTTATAGAACTCATGGTTGAGCCACTCCAGCATGGAGTGGACAGCAGAACCAGCAGCAAGATACACCGCAGGTTTCTCTGGAACCATAGCTATTTTGCTAAGATAGTATTTCTGTGGGCAGGATTGCCAAGTAGATAACTGGCTATAGGATCTATGCGGAGGAAGTTCATTCATACCAGAAGAGTAATACAACCAAGTGACATTCCTTGGTAACGACACACTTGTAGTTCTTACCAATAATCTGATAAAGTTAAAGGGTGGTGGGTGGGAAAGGCTCGCTCAGGGCGAGCCGTGAAAAGAATAGGAAACTATGACATACCCAAATTGGTTTGAGGGTAGTAATGCAAGAATAAACTTTGAAAAACATTTACTGCCATTATCGAACACAGCCTTGCGCTGTGTTCAAATAGGCGCATATACAGGAGATGCATCTAAATGGATGGTAGATAACATCCTTCAGCATGAATCCTCTAGCCTCATAGATGTAGATACATGGCAAGGGTCTGATGAAGAGATCCATAAAAATATGGATTGGAATGATGTATGGGATACATACTACCAAAAGAATAAAGAAGCTATTGAGAAGAATAAAATAATACCAACCAAAAAAAGAAGTGATGTTTTCTTTGCTATGTCTGGTGGGGGTTATGACTTTATATATGTAGATGGTGATCATTCTGCATTTGCTGTATTGCGTGATGGTATGAATGCATATGAACAAACAGTTATTGGTGGACTAATTGCATTTGATGATTATATATGGACCATGAATAAAGGTGACTTCTATGATCCAAAATATGCAATAGATGTATTGTGTCATTTACTTATTGGAAGAGTTGAAAAGATAGAAGACAACTCTCAGATCTGGTTAAAAAAGATTATATAAATAAAAAAAGAGGGGGATCAATTAAGATCCCCCTCTCCTTCTAGCCCTACCATTCTGGTGGAGCAACTGCGAGCGCATCCAGCGTGGCTATATTGATGCACCCGACTGCTGGGATGTCATAGCGACGCTGCAACCCTTTTAACATTTCTTGTAGGGGAGCATCAAGCACATCATCGCCAGCAACGTTAAGAGCCACACGAACTTTCGTGACTAGCTCACTTCTTTCATCTGGTCCAACAAGTGTCAATAATTTATTTGTATCCATTAAGAAACAATTTGTTCAGTGTCAATAGTTTGTAACTGAACAGTTACTATTCCTCCGAACCCGCTCGCAAAAGTGGGAGGTGCAACTTGCTCAAACTGAATAGCACGGATAACACAGATTCTTTCTTCTCCACTTGAAAAGTCTTGGTAGAGTACTGCTCCACCATTTTGCTCAATACGTTCAAGGTATGAGATTCGTTCCCATGGGATTGATATGTTTGTGTTTCCATTAGGATCACGTTCCTCTTCATAGCATAGTAATGGGATGGTTAATGTTCTAGATCTTTGTGGTGCAGGTAATGCACGTATCTGCCACTCCTCTAATAAAGGTGACTTGGTAGTATCAGATGAATTTCTAGTAAAGTTAAATGTAATTTCAAAATGATCTGCTGGTTGGACATAACCAGCTAAAGTAATTTCAGTACTCATACCCAATGGGGTAGATCCAATAGTTATAAGTTGATCATCTTGATCCTCAACAGTAAATCCTAATGTTCCACTACTGTCTGGATCTGAGTTGATCAACAAAGATACTGGTTGTTTTCTTTCGCTAGTACCCCATCTAATCCAGCCAGATTTTAAATAACCAGATGCTGCTTTAACTGTAGCAGACTCAAGCCATACTCCAGTAGATGATGTAATAAATTTTTGTCCTGTTGTACCAATAAAGGAAACACCATTAGGTGAACTACTATCAATAACCAAATCAGATGCATAGGCATAGCCATTACCTACGGCTTGACCTAGGTTAATCCGCCACAATCCAGTAGATCCAGATACCGTTTCGGATCTAGTTGCGTATATATAAGACTGGTCAAAGGCTAAGTCAGATACATTACCAGTAACATTAAGAGGTCCATATACAAATGATGTACCGTCTGTACCGACCGCACCTACACGAACACCTTTAGATGTAGCAAGAACAACAAACTCGTTTAAGTATAAACGAATTTGATTTAATGTTTCACCCCTAGGTAGTTCTGCAATAATAGCTGGATCATTAATAGCAGCTAATGGAGATGCTGCATTAATTGTATAAGACTGTATTTTAGATATTATACCTTGTGTGTAGCCAACTATAATAGAACCAGGTAATTCCGATATAGAATTAAATGTTAATGATGTATTTGGATAAGTAAATCTTACTTCTGAATTTGACATAGTAGCAGGAGGCGAGCTTGGATTACGAGATAATTCATATAAATGCATATCATCATTATCATGTTTAATGCCAGCAATAATACGATCTTTAACATAACCAATTGCTTGAACAGTTTGTGTTGTTACTGCGGTTGGTTTGTTCCATAGTTTAGTCACAGCCAAGGCTGTGCTCACCTGATAGATACCATTACTAGCACCAACAATTGCAAAGGTACCATCTGATGTTAATGATTGTGCAGTGGTTGATGTTCCTAAAGATGTTGAGGTTGTTGTACTTCCATTATAAAAATTTACGTTACCGCCTGATATAAAAAATGTACCACCCGATACAGTTGCTGGGTAAGTTGCTGCTGATGTACTTAACTGTGTAGTTGCTGGTAATAACTTAAGCTCACCAAGAGTCCAAGGATCTACGTTGTTTGATTCATAGAATCTAAATAGATCAGATGACTCAGCGTCATAGAATCTTTCGCCCGCACCATGGTGCCATGAGGTAGCAGATCTTAACCACCAGTTAGATAGCGACTGCTCACCAGCAGTTGCGCTTTGGTCAATACGTTCCTTCTGGTATGTCGTAGTAATACGACTAATGCGATTATTGTCGGAGGCAGCAGACAGCCAAGGTGTATTACCTATAGCATAACTAGCAGCAAAATCCTCACGTTGGTATCTAACCAAAGCAGTAGGGATATTAACGCTAATTGCAATAGGCAGATCGCCTTTAAGATATTTGTTGGTTGTTGCCACGCCTTATCTCCTACTTCTTTTTTGGTTGTTCAATCCATTTAAACCATGGTGATGTGTCATTAGCGCATTCATCTTTAATAGATATATGCAAATGTTTTACGTGCTTATTGGAGCCAGTATATTTTCTATCGCCTTTTTGTTTAGACCAAATGCGACCATCAAATATTAAATAAGAAACTCTATTATCTTCCTTAAGTCGATTGTAAATATCTTTACAATCTACTCCACCAACAGGATCATGGGTTAAGTCTGCTGCTAGACCAGTGTTGTGATCTGAATCAGGACTGGCTACTTGATGAGCAGCAGATGGTAGTAGACCATCGCTTGCTTTCTTCCTCTTGGGAAACAATGCCGTCGCTTGGCGCAACACAGCAATTGCAGCAGGTGTGGCTTTCTTGACTACAGGTTTCATTCATTACTCTTTCCTGCCACTAGTTCAAACAAACTGTCAATCCTAGTTTCTAGTCTAGAAATGGAATCTTTTATCGAGCTGCCCCCATTCGGGCGAAGTTCATTAAGGTAATGCTTTACCAGCCAACGAACTGAGCCAGCAAAGCTGGCGACTATTGTGGTAACCGCTACTGCGATACCAGCCCATTCGTTGGTAGTCATTACTCTTTAGAACCTATGCCGTATTCGGATTCAGTCTTGTCAAATGCCTTAGCTGCAGGACCAGCGATAGCAGCAACAGCGATAGATACAATTGGATCTAATCCAAGTTCATTGCTTGCTAAGAATCCTAAGAATGAAACTAGCACACCACGTAGGTATGACTTAAGTATTGCCTTTTGTTTTGTTGTTAGCTTTAATCTGTCCATTTATTTCTCCTTTAGTTTACTGTAGGTATTGCTACTTGAATCCACTCTTTGTTTATTTCAGACCATTTCCATACAAAACCTTCAATATGATTTGGTTTAGCAATAGGTGCTTCCCATTGATAGGTTGTATAATTTAATTTCCAAGAAGGATATGGTTGAGGTGCAATAAATACATCAAATTTTGGTTCGTATTTATACCCGATACCTGCATAGTTTGCACGAATATTTCCATTATAGGAAGTACGCTTGCAAGTTAACCCCTCGAACCAAGGAAGAGAAGCATAGAATTGTTCCCAAGCCTGTGATGTACCACCAACTTGTGTACCATCTAAGTCTGTTTGAATTATATTTTCATCAACACCACTGATTACTTGAACTACTATGTTGTCTGAATTGATAAGTGCGTAGTGTGCCATTATGCAAAACTCACATTCCCACTGCCATCAGTGAATCGTTTATATGAATAAGAACCATCAGTTCCAGTTGAATCAGCGGTTAATCCTGCGCCAACTGTTATTGAAGCATCAGCAGTTAACCAACGAAGAATAACAACTCCTCTACCGCCAGCACCGCCACTGTTTACGGTATCATCACCGCTAGCACCTCCACCGCCACCGCCAGTATTAACCGTTGCAGCAACTCCACTTACATATGGTGTATGACCAGAACCACCAGCACCACCACCGCCAGCACCGCCAATAGTTACATTTCCGTTCTCATAATTACCACCACCGCCACCACCTGCGTATGTTACAGATGAGCCAGTAATCGATACCGCTGCACCAGCGCCACCATCACCATTGGTTCCACCACTACCACCTATTACACCTGCCGCCCCTGCGCCGCCACCGCCTCCACCGCATTGAGCACCACTTGAGCCAGCACCGCCATTAAAACCTTGTACTGGAGATGCTGTTCTTGTTCCAGCAGCGCTGCCGTTTCCGTCAAGACCAGCACCACCACCACTTGAACCACCTGGTCCACCAGGGTTACCACTAGCATAATCACCAGCACCATAACCACCACCAGTTGCAGTAACCGAAGAAAACACAGAATTAGCACCTGCATTTCCGTTACTATCTGGATTATTAGCAGCACCACCAGCGCCAACTGTTACTGTGTAATTTGTTGATTTACTAATCCCTAAAGCAGTTTCTAATGAACCTCCACCACCTGTTGCGCTAACTGTTGAACGAAGTCCACCAGCACCACCGCCACCTGCTCTCCAACCAGAACCACCACCTCCACCGCCTGCTACAACAAGATAGTCAATATTAAAAAATGAAGGCATTGTTGCCGAGTTAGTTGCAGTTGAATCTGCACAAGTTCCATTTGCATTGGTTGCTTTTACCTTAAATGTATAAGAAGCGCCTGCTGTTAATTGACCTTGGGTAAATGTATATGAAGTGCTAGATGTTGTTGCTGCAGTGCGAGAAGTTTCAGCAGTTGTTCCATTAAGAAATGGAGTAATTGTAATTGCAGAAAGATTTTTACCACCATTTGCTCCATTAGTCCAAGTAACAGTAATTTCATTTGCGCTAGTTGAAGCCGTTGCTGTTCCAATAGTTCTAATTTCTGGAAGTGTTGTTGCTGTTACTGCTGCTGCGTTTGGAGTATTAACAGTAGTTCCAAAATTATTTTGAGCATTACCGTAGACAATAAAAGATGTTGCTGGAGTAAGCCCAGAAATTACTACAGTGCTAGTTGCATTAAATCCACTAAATCCACCAGTTGTTGTAAATGCATTATATTGATTAGGTGTTCCTCCACCAGAACCAGGGGTAAATACAATAGATAAAGAACCACCAGATGCATAAGCAACATTTCCAACATCAGTTACTGATGAAATGGAAGGTGTTGCAGGTGGAGCAGAGTTTGCAACCCATTGTGTGCCATTGTAAATCTCTAGGATTTCTAGTTGACCATTGTAGTAAGTATCGCCAATTACAGGGTTAGATGGTCGCCCAGCAGTATTACCGCTAGGTATGCCACCTTTAAAAGGATATTGTTGAAATGTCATTATGCAATCTCCACTCCGCTGATATGGATCGTTACAGATGAAGTTGAAGCAAAGCCAGTAATTGTCTTTGCTGGGTTAGCAGCAGGTATAACCTGCTTCATATCAAACCCAACTACAGAGTTTGCAGCAAGTGAAATTGCTGGAACAATTACTACACCATCAATAGCAATAGTTGCAGTTGATGCACTGGTCGCAGCATTAGCTAATACAATATTGGTTACTATTGCAACCGTAGATGTATTTGGCGAAGTGTAGAGAGTTGTACTTGAAGTGGCTGCTGCTGTTCTAGCAAGAGCCTTAGTTGTTGTAGCCATTAGTTACTACCTTTCCTTGTTAGAGTGCTTCCATAAGAAGCAAAGTTAGTTCGTCTGTAATACTTCCTGGTCCAGTTAGGACAATATCAACAACACCTTCTAAGGTTGTTACTGTTGTTCCAGATGCAATAAGTGTTGAGCCAAGTGTTGGTGCTGAGTATGAGCTTGTTGTATTAATTGCTACCCAAGCAGATCCAGACCACACACCCATAATTCCAGTTGCTGAGTTAAAGTACAATGCACCTACAAGAAGTGTATTGCCATCATTATCTACTGAAGGTGCAGTTGCTTTAGCACCAAGGTAACGATCATCAAAGTTATCGTATGTGTCGGCTGCGGAAGTTGCACTTGATGCTGCTGCGGTTGCCGAAGATGATGCAGCGGTAGCACTATTAGCAGCACTAGTTGCACTAGTTGCTGCAGAAGTTGCAGAGGTAGCAGCGGAAGTAGCTTGTGTTTGTGCTGAAGTAGCACTAGTTACTGCCGAAGCAGCACTTGTCGCAGCAGAAGATGCAGATGTCTGTGCTGAAGAAACACTAGTTGCCATAGTTGAAGCAGATGTCGCAGCAGAAGATGCGCTAGTTGCAGCCGATGATGCACTTGTAGCAGCAGCGGTAGCAGAAGACGCAGCAGCAGTCTCACTAGACGCAGCAGCAGTTGCATAACTTGCAATAGTTGCAACGGATGCAGCAGCAGTAGTTGCAGATGATGCAGCAGCGGTTGCGCTGCTTGCAGCAGCAGTTGCCGAAGTCGCTGCACTACTTGCTGAAGTTGCTGCCGATGTTTGTGATGTTAAAGCCGAAGAAGCTGATGTTGATGCACTAGACGCACTAGTAGCAGCAGAACTAACACTAGTAGCCATTGTGCTTGCAAATGTTTCTGCGCTAGATGCAGAAGTAGATGCAGAAGAAGCTGAAGTAGCTGCAGCAGTAGCACTTGTGGCAGCACTTGCAGCAGAGGTAGCAGCACTAGATGCTGAAGTAGAGGCACTGGATGCAGAAGTGGCAGCAGCCGTGGCTGATGCTGCAGCACTAGTTACAGATGTATCAATATAACCTTTTGTTGCTGCGGAAGAAGATGATGTAGGTGTTGCCAGTCCAGTAATACTTGCACCAGTAATGGTTCCACCACTAATAGTTGCAGTAGAGGTAAAGGTTCCAGATATGGTTGCACCATTTATAATAGGTGTTGTTAAAGTTTTACTTGCTAAAGTTTGAGCACCGCTTGTACCAACAACATCTCCAGATATACCATGAACGCTGGTAGTTGCTACTTCATGTGCTCTTGATTCTGTAAAGTCTCTAGCCGATACACCGTGTTCAACGTTAGCACCAACAGCATGTGCCTTAGCACCAGATGAGTCAATGTTACGTGTGATCTGATAAGAAGAACCTACAAGACCAGTTACCTCAACAACCTCTTCATTAGCTGTATCCTTTTCAAGGATCAGCGTGTAAGGATATTGCGCTGGTAAATTAGATGCAGCAGACAGCGTTAAGCTGGTTGCTGATGAGGATATCGAATCCGCTAAGGTTGTTTTAGCAGCATTCGAACTGTAATAGCGTGACGGTGTTGACATTTATTACCTCGAGTACTGGATAGTGTTTAGGAAGTTGTCTTGTTGCTTTGCTACCTCTTCCGCTAAGCGGACGGTATAAAGCTGGAAAATATATTTTGCTGTATTCGTAGAAGCACCAGCTGAAACAGGTTGATCTAAAGCATCAGCAGATACCGATGTAGCAATTACCTTACCTGGGTCGACTGTTGATAACAGTCGATACATAGCACCAAGACGAACTACATCTTCGCACGATGTTGGTAAACCACTTACTGTTAACTCTTGGTTGTCAGTAATAGTTGTTGGAAACTTTGTATACTGAACACGAACTGTTTGTCCTGGCATTGGTGCTTCATTTAATATAAGTGCTTGACCAGTAGATCCGTTATATAGATAGTTAGTGTCTAATCTCCAACGCTTAATTAAACCCCAGACTCCCGAAGAATCTGGTAGTTCCCAAGATACTCCAGTAACATCTACTAAAGCATCAGGCATTATGTAAGAATAATCAGTACCATTAAAGGTAAATGTTTCATTAGCTAGAACAGGAAAGTTCATTCCTTTAATTGTTTCAAGGATTGCTCGCTTAACCTGACTACGTGGGAACATAGGGTTGTTCTTAACAACCGATCCAGATACATGGCTAGTGGCGGTAGTACCACGCCACCCTCTACCAGATGGATTAGCATTTGTTCCTAAAACTTGAACCGTTCCTGATGCCACAACTGATTTTTTTACATATATTAATTCATCATCAATTTCAATAATACCCTTACTTAAAGCAGAGGCATCATCTACTGTTATTGATATATCACCAGCAGCAACAGTATTAGTTGCAATAGTTACTGACTCTTGGTTCTTAACATAACCACTAACTTCACCAAGCGTTTGTTCTGTTAACTGATTTAACGTAGCCATTATGCTTGAACCGCCTTTCCTAAAGTATCGGATGCCATAACAGCAGCCTTGATATCATGCATCTTTGTGGATCTAGGTTGAATACCTTGTTTTCTTGCATTTCTATATGCGTCTAATTCTGAATTGGCTTGCTTGGATACCGCATTAGCCAGTGGATCTGTAATACTAAAATTTGCTGCTCTTGCACATTCGCCCCAGTTAGCATGGTCTTGGGTCTTACAACCAGATCTACAGTTACTCATCCCAGATGTAATCTCCATAACCTGCTGCTGTTAACTCAGCAGCTTCAGCGTCCGTAATAACATTGTCATACCCGCCACGCAATACACGTTGGTATGTAGCAAGATCGCTGTCTTTAGGGACAACAACCGTTGACCATGTTCCATTATTCTTAATTACACTCTTACCAATTGGATAAGATACAAACCAAAGATCATTAGGACGACCAAGTTTGTAGCGGTAAGTAGGTCCACGAAATATCTTTGTCATTACCACTTCACCTTATCTGCCCAATATGCTGCTGACATAACACCTTTGTTAATGTTTTTAGCATGACGTGCCTTGAAAGACTGACGTCTTTGTCGGTAAGACTTTGTCTCACCAGACTTCTTTGGAGAGCCAGATACACCCTGTTGACCAAACCTAATTGTTTTTACTTGGGAGCCAGACTTGGCTACAACCACATGAGATTTTTTAGGATGGGTAGGTGTTCTCTTTGGTTTATTAAAACCAGATACACCTGCTCTTTTAAGCCTTGGGTCCATTCTTCTTGTACTCTCCAACTTTTCCGAGTATTGATTTGATACGTCCGTCTTTGTTTATACGAACTACCATTCCATTTTTAATCTGCATTGGGTTGAAACCATCATGGCGTTTATAAGTGCCACTAGATGACATTACTTCTTCTTACCCATTTTCTTAACCATTGCTTTTTTCATAGCAGGTTTTACTACCATTTTCTTTCCTGACTTCTTGGCTGCTTTCTTAGCCATAGCCATCCCCATTGGGGAATAACTAAATTCTTTTCCGCCTACATTTGGCATTGCCTTCTCCTTTTATTGTTGTTGGGTGAAGAGGGGCTGTTGCCAGCCCCTCTTCTTTATAACTATTGTGCGATGCTTGACTTCGTCTGGATGACGTAACGTGCTTCCTTACGGAAGATGTTCCATCCAATAAGAGCCTTCCATCCAGCTGGACGGAAACGCATCAACTTATCAGTTACTGGACCGATAACGGTCTTTGGCTCATAAGTAACTGCTTCGATAAGAGCTTGCTTACCAAGAAGAACAGTTGCGTATACCTTTGATGTGCCAGAACCTGAGATAGATTCTGCACGAGGTGTCTCAATGTAACGAACCTGATCAAAGATTCCGATTTCACCTGTCCATAGGTTACCAACACCAGCTTCGGTGTAGGTATGAGGTAGTTGCCATACAGCAGATCCGCTTGATTGTGCTTCTGAACGAAGGTCATAAGACACATCTGGGTGGATAAGTGCTGTGTAGAAGCCACCATCACGAGGTTGAACATTTGCTCCACGCAGTCTTGCAACTCCTTTACGAGCAAGTGCTGCAGTAATATTTGCTGCGCTTGTGCTTGAAGAAACGTTCTCACCATTAATGGTTGATTCATCAGCAGATGAAGTTCCTGTGAAACGTCCTGTTGCAAGAGAAGTCAAACGACTCCATACAATAGAATCTAGTGAGTCACGCATGTTGAAAGACAACATGTCGGCAACTGCTGGATCAATTGCAGACAAAGACTCTAGAGCAAGTTTTTCAGTTGTAATAACAGCATTACCGTACTCGTTAACTGTTACGTTAACACGGTTAGTGTTGCTCAACTGTACTGCATCTGGATCTTCAGTCTGGGTTAGTGCTGTTGTTTGACGTGATAGATCTGTGTAGACCTGGAATACGACAGTATTACCTGGGTTTGTTACATCGACAGGACGCTTGTCCGCAAACTTGCGGAACATTGGCTCTGAGCGAAGGTTAAACTCGATATACTTATCATACGCAGTCTGGATCAAGTTCGACATTGTTGATGTCGTAGTTGATGTTGCTGGGGTTATAGGCATAATTTCCTTCTATTAGGGTTTGATATGGACTATCAGCGTTTTAAGAA